TCAGAGTCTCTACCACCACTACCATTAGTGTTTCCTTCAATTGTCACAATATGTTCGCCACAATCTTCCAAAACAATTCCTGTATGCGAAAAATCAAAGGTAATAATGTCTCCAGCAACTGCTCTATCTTTTTCATTGTAAACCTTAGTCGTATTTGGCCTTTGTTTTGCCCATGATGTTAATCCATATGCTAACGCTGTTGTTGGCCTCCATTGGTCAGTAGTTCTGTTTTTTAAACCTAGCCAATCGACAACTTCCTTATCTTTTAACCACTCACGAATAGACCAATCAACAAGTGCTGCACACCAAGGCCATGAATTTGGAGTAAGTTCAGTTGCAGATTGGTATTCACGAATACGTTTACCACAATTATTTCCTCCAGTTTCTTGCACCCCTATTTCACGGGATGCAATTACGGTTAGCTTATAAAGCATTATTTATTTTGTTTTCGGAATACGTTTATAGCTCCTACAACAGCCATTGATGCAGCAACAATAGCGTTGGCTTGTTCAGGAGCAACGGCAATACCAAGTCCACCAAGAAGAAAAATCGCACCACGATAGGTTGACGATTCCAAGAGACGAGCCAAGATGTAATCTACAATTTTCATTTGTCTTTATATAATTTAGGTTGTGGAATTATAGGATTAAACCAATCGAGTTGGTCGTTTGGTATATATCTAATTTTTATTCCGATTTCTACTTTACCATAGTCTCCCATTTTATCTCCACTTGGAGGAATGGGAATTGAGATGCAGCTTGTTAATGCAAGGCATACAATCAATGTGAGTAGAATTCTCATTATAGGTCAAGTGTTATTTTAACTTTAAGTTTTTAATTATGATAGCAAGAGATCCTATCCCAACTAAAATACCAATAGAAAGCGAACCTATTCTCAACCATTGTTCAATTTCTGGCAAGTAAGAAATACCAATAGATATTGATGTTGCAAACATTCCTGTTATACTTGCGTTAAGTGAGTGATTATCCATTATGAGTTAATTTTTACGGTAGTGTAATTTTAAGTTCTTGATATGCTTCAACAACTGTTTCATTAAATGTAAATGGTGCAGTTTGCCAATCTTCTTTGGGTTGAGTGTTCTGCACATACTCGCCAAGAACGCTATTCGTCCACGCTTTAACTGCATTCATTTTTACAGAGGTTTTTCCTACTTCTGATAGTGCAGCGTATAGGTCTAAGAGAGTGACAAGCTGTGTAGCTTCATATCCTTCTTTAGATAACCATTGTTCTGCGGTGTAAGTTGGAGGAGGTGGAATAACCCATTGTCCATTATTCCACACGGCATCTGGTGATGGTTTTGTAGGAGCAAGAATCCATTCTTGGAGTTTTGGATTATTCACTTCTACCCAAGTGTCAATTAAACTTTGTGGAAGATCACGAAGATCAGATATATTTATTTTGTTGTAGTAATTAGGCATATACTATTTGGTGGGTTGGCAAAGGTTGTGCCGTTATTGTTGGTGATGGCAGATAGTGATTCGTCCTATTAAATTCGTAAGCCATAATTAAGCAATTTGTTCAACCTCGACGGCGATGAGTTCGGCATCTCCCGTCATTGTGTCGCTTGCGTTACTTGCATTACGATTGATTTTTAGTCGAAAACCATCTCCTGCTGTAAGAGAGTCAATTGTTGTAAGAGTAATTGTAGAATAGTTTGGCACTCCACTTATAGCATTTGTAGTTGCTGTTACGCTTTGCGCTGTATCAAAGCTATTTGCGTCAATGTCTGTAGTCATGCGCTCAAGCGAGGCATCCCACACGCAAGCTCCACTTGTTGCAGTTGTAGCTGTCCAGATTAATCGAATTGAAAGACCACTTGCTAGGTTAGCACCTTGTGGGCATACAGAAACAAAAATTGCAGACTCATCTGTAGTATCGTCAAAATCCAATACAGCAATACTATTGCGTGTGTCCAGCGTTGCAAAGTTTGTGGCGGGAGGTTGATTGCTTCCATATCCTGTAAAGCGAACAAGGGATTTCGTTAATGGGCCAGTCGCGCCAGTGGCTCCCGTTGTTCCTTGTACCCCTGTAGCACCAGTCGATCCCGTTGTTCCATCAGTTCCGTTGGTTCCTGCAACGCCCGTGGCCCCAGTTGGGCCAAGCTGGGTATACATTACTTGCATTACTGTGATGATGACAGATGGGATATTTGGTGCTGGTGCAACTGCTGTATTGTGGTCGATACCGATATTGACATTGTTAGTTGACCACATGATCTGGAAATTATCTCCAGAAACAAAATTATCCATGAAGTCCCATGCCGCTACCGAATATGGAGTATTTGTTGGTACGGAAATTCTTGTTGCAGAATCTGGAATATCAGTTCCATTTTTACGGAACCAGATTTGGACTGTATTGCCAGAACCTCCACCGCCATTGTTATGAAATTGAGCGGAGAATTGAATGTCGTAAGTTCCCGTGCTTGTAAAAGTAATTTGCGATCCACTAACAACAGAAATGCCATTTTCTCCGATGACATTATTTACTGTCATTGCATATGCGGTATTAATCGCGGCAGCGGTTTGATCGACATTACTGAAATACGATCCGTAATACCCCAATGCACCACCAGTACCAGTTAGACCAGTCGCTCCCGTGGCTCCCGTTCCAGCAGGGCCAGTTGCTCCAGTCGATCCAGTCGATCCAGTCGAACCCTGTACGCCTTGGATACCAGTCGATCCTGTAGCTCCTGTAGCTCCTGTAGATCCATCAGTTCCGTTTGTTCCTATAACTCCAGTCGCGCCAGTGGCTCCTTCAACTCCTGTAGAACCAGTAAGTCCAGTAGCCCCAGTGGAACCATCAGTTCCATTTACCCCAGTTGATCCTGTTGCGCCATTAACTCCATTTGTACCAGTAGCCCCTGTTGCGCCATTAACTCCATTTGTACCAGTTGCTCCAGTTGCTCCATTAACTCCATTTGTACCAGTTGCTCCAATTGCTCCCTGTACACCAGTTGAACCCGTTGATCCTTGTAGCCCAGTTACTCCACTCGCCCCTTGTATACCAGTTGCTCCAGTCGAACCACTAAATCCACTTGCTCCAGTGTCACCTTTAGGCCCAGTAAGTCCAGTTAGACCAGTTGCTCCAGTCACCCCTGTAGATCCACTCGATCCATTAATTCCATTAAGCCCTTGAGGCCCTTGTGCGCCTGTCAATCCAGTCGATCCAACAATGCCAATACCTGTAGCTCCTGCGTTTCCAGTTGCCCCAATAGGGCCGGGAACACCAGTGGCTCCAGTAGCTCCATTAGGAGCGATTATAGGCCAGTTACAATCTTGAGAAGAATCATCCCAACTTCCGTTATTACATGACATAGTTTTATTAAATAAGCTAATGAGGTGCGGCTAGTTTTATCCAGCCGCACCGATATTAACCTACCTGATTACAGGCCCGTTGTTACGGTCGAGCAGGGAAGGGGATTGCCATCAAATGGGCAACGCTTGTAGACAATGGCGCACACGTTCTGTGGGCGGATTGGCTGGATAGCGCGTTGGATTTGATAGATATGCTGACCGAAGTCGCCATACAAGTTACAATCGTTATCACGGAAATACGTCCACTCCAGCTCACCCATTGCGAGTTGAGGGGCGAAACGGAAGGTTCCTTCGCCAACGTATTGTTCAGGCACAAGGCGTTTGAATGCTTCGCCACCGATAACAAACATGATTTCGTAAGGTGCAGCTACCCAAGCTGGGTTGCGGCGTTGAGCGAAACCATTCGTAACAGCGGTGCTAACGATTGGGTTGACGAGGACGAGGTTGCCGTTACCATCAAAACCAGTAGCGCGAAGTGGTTGTTGGTCGATGCCAAAGGCAAATCCGCGATAACCCATGAACTGATAACCAGAGATGGACTCATCACCCAATTTGAACGATCCAGCGGTAAGATAGAGCAAGTCTTCTTTTACGTCTGCATCATTGCGGAAGGCTTCGATCTGATCAGCGGAAGCAAGAACTTGGAAGAACTCTCCATCTTTCGATGCGAAAGGTTCTGCAAGCATTTCTTCGCGGAGGAACGTGCCAATGCGATAGAGGGTTTTGAAGTTCATCTGTGCATCAGGGAGATGCGCTGCGAACTGGGTGTTGATTTGCTGCATATCACCCGTGAGGTTATTTCCAAACGAGTATGTGCTGTTGACAACGTATTTGATACCAGACTGAATGAGGTATTGATAACGGATGTCAGCGTTGATGATCTGAAGGATCGTTTTCTCAAGAGAAACTTGAGCTTGGAGGTAAGAACCTTTGAACGCTGTCCGAGCTTGCTTGACGCAAACACGAGGGCCAGCACCACGGAGGGTCTGGAGTTGGAACTGATACTCAGTCGAGCCAACAACGTCAGGGGTTGCACCGATACCACAAAGACCCGTGTCGTTTACGAAGGTAGGAGCGGCGAGAGAAGCGGCAGGAACTGCCATTTCCTCAACCACGCTACGAACAACGTCCGATACGGATGGAAGGGTTCCACCATCAATCGAGTTGATGTATGGGGATTTACGAGCCAAGACCTTAGCGATCTGACCGATGATACGATTTACGTCTTTAGAAGCGAAATTCTGAATTGTCGCTAGTGGGATACATTCTGCCATAATATTTGTTTTCTGATTTTGTTTTGTTTAGGTTTGTTCTGCTTGAACCGACCCTTTAGAAAAATCTATTGGGCGACATTCAAGTGCATAAAAAAGCGGGTGCTTTTCTACTGCTTGTTTCTTGTTTGTTCGCCCCGGCACGTTGGGCTTGTTAATACGGCCTGTTTGTGGATTCTGTGACTTCCACGGAGTCATAGGTATACGGAACCTATCTGCCGAAGTGAATTTAGAACTGCGATATATTAACGAATATGTCAACAAAAAACATTTGCAACGATTATGGAGAATTAAACGCCGCTGCGATTTGATCTCCCGTTGTTGCTACCGTAGAACATTGTGCGAAACGAGCTAACTGCACAGTTAACCTAGCGCAAATCTCATATAGGGTAAAGACTGCCGTGCCTGTTGTGTTGTCTGTGGGTACTCCGAATGCAACGCTGGCGGTGGTTGGAATTTGTTAAAATCATGCAACGATTATAAGTTGAGTGATTGCCTCTTGCACAACAACATCAAATACAAATGGCGCGGAAGGCCATGTAGAAGTGACTGCATTTGGATTGAATGCTACGGCAAGCGTAATTTCATCAAGCCATTGTCGGATCGCCGCGAGCTTCGGGGATGTTCCACCTTTGGAACGCAGTTTTCCTTCAAGGTCAAGGCAAGTTAGGAGGCGTAACGGGGTATAGGCTTGGTTTTCTAGCCATTCTTCAGCCGTGTATGTGGGAGCGGAAGGGGTGATCCATTCTCCGTTTCCCCATGTGGCGTTCTCGCTGGGCTTGTCTGGGAGCGGGGCGTAGTCGTTGGATTTGGGGTTGCCGTTTGCGTCCCATGCGGCGAGGGTTTCGGGCGCAAGAGTGACAAGTTCGTTGGTGGTGAGGTTGTAATAATTAGGCATAAACTCTTGGGTGGTTCGCAACGGTGGCGGCGTTGTTGTTGGTAATGGTCAAACCGCCTTTTTGGTCGAGGAGGTCGCGGACGAGCGGGGCGTAGAAGACGAGCGACTGCGGGCGAATTTTGTCAGGGGTCATCCCCTTGGCGAGGGAAGCGATTTCGGCGGCGGTTAAGGCGGCGTTCCAGATGCCCACTTCAGCGATTTGACCCCCCATAAAACTAGCTCCTGAAGGAAATGTTGAAAATCTTTGAGCACCGATAGAGGTTTGGGTTAGTCCAGTTGTTGCCAAGTTTGTTGTTTCTGTAGCCACCCCCCCCGCATTCAGATAAACAGACCTACTTGCGCTCGATGAGAGAACCCCACAAGCATGAGACCAAGTGTTAGCACTAAATGAGGTTGTGCTATTCGCGGCCGCATTTGATGCACCTGCGGCAGAAAAAAAAGAAACAGGATCTCCAGATAAGTCTCCCCTCAACAATAGAGCGTGGCGATCCGTTGCGGTGGTCGAATTTAAACAAATCAAACCATACGCAGTTGTGACTGTTGCAGAGCGAAACCAGCAGGCCATTGTTAACGGTGCGACTGTTGCCGGTGCTGATGCTACAGAAAGAAACTGACTGCTCGCCGCTGTGAAATCGTAAGCCATTACGCCGCGCTCCTGATTTCGACGGCGATCAACTCGGCATCGCCTGTCATGGTGTCGTTTGTGGCATCATCGGCATCGCGGTAGATTTTGACGCGGAAGGTGTCGCCGACGGTAAGGCCGTCGATGGCGGTGGCGGTGATCTCGGCCACGGTCACGATGCCGCTGGTTCCGTTTGCGGCAGAGGTGCCGAGTGTGGCGGTGTCGAAGGAGTCGGCGTCGAGGTCGGTGTTGCAACGCATGAGCTGCGCTCCCCAGCGGACATTTCCGCTTGTTGCGGTGGTTGCCATCCAAGTAACCCTTACGCTCAAACCGCTTGTTAAATTAGCAGCTTCGGGTATGATCGACGGGAAGACCGCACTCTCAATGGTAGCGGCATCAAAATCGAGGACAGCTATGGAATTTCGTGTGTCTAGCGTTGCAAACAAAGTTGCTGGCGGGTTA